ATATGCATGATTAATACTATCTACGAAATATTTAGGTAATTTAAATCTTATTATCTTAGTTCCTAGATTAAAAATATTATATTCCACTTCTCTCAACATTATTGCATCATCCTTGTAAAATTGTTCTGTTTCGTAAATGTCATTACTCTTGGGAACTTGTCGATTAAAGTATCAGCTTTGTGAGATATTATAAAGACATTTTCTTTATTCATTGTATGATATAATATTCTCATAAACTCATCTGTGCCTGCTGTGTCTAGCGAAGAATCAAATATCTCATCTAGTATAAGCAGATTTGTGTTTGTTGAGTTCTTCAACTTAGCAATCTCACGCCAAGTGAATAATATCGCCAAGTCAATTCTTAATTTCTCACCCTCACTAAATGAATGATACTGAAAATCATCACGGTGTCTTGATTTAATTGTTTCATTGAATTCTTCATCAAGTGTAAAGTTGACAAAGAAGTCCATATCCGATAAGTGCTTATTTATATACTGATTCATTATCGGCAAATACTGTTTGATAATCTTCGTCTTAATACCACTATCTTGCATGAGATGTCTTGCAGTATCGATATAAAGTTTTTCTTCTTTTTCTTTTAACTTTGTTTTTTCTGCATCAACAAGCTGTTCTTGTAGTTGATTCAATTCGCCTGTTGCAACCCCTGTTGAAAACTTTTCATCTGATAAGTTATCTATTTCTTCTTGTATTCTTTTCTTGTACTTTTCAATTTCAGTTATAGATGTTTCATAACGACCAATCAATAATTCTTTTTCTCTTATCGTAACAAGAGTTTCATTAATCTTATCTAGTTTCTTTTGTGATGTTCTGATTGCATTGTCAAGTTGTTTCATGCCAAGTTCTAGTTCAACAACTTTAGATTCTTTGACGGCGATTGTTGCCTTCTTAAATGCCTCGTCAATCGCCTGATTACATGTAGGGCAATCGTCATGTTCTTTAAAGAATCTCAATTCTTTTTTATGTTTGATACAAGTATTTTCTATCTTTGCTTCCATGGTCGTCAGTTTGCCATGTTTGTCTTTTAGTTTTGTTTCATCAATTATATCTATCTGTAAGTCTGCAATCTCTCGTCTAACACGAGCAATATCTTCTCTGTAGTTGTCTATATCTGTATCTGCATTTTCAATTTCTAGTTTCTTTGACTCAACAGTATCTTTATTGGTATTACTAATATCATCTATATGTTTTTGTTGTGTTTCTATCTTGCCATCTAGTAGTTGATAATTGAAATCTGCTTGTTTGATTGTTTCGTCTTGTGCCTTTGCCTTCTCTCTGAACATTAGATTCAGTTTAGAAAAGATTTCAATATCAAGTATTTCTTCTACGACTTCTCGTCTGTGTCTGGCACGAAGTTGCATAAAAGGAACAAACGAAGCATTACCCAATATCACAACTTGTGTGAATGACCTAAAGTTTAGTTTGAGTATGTGTTGTTCTAAATGTTTTTGATAATCTCTTATGGCCGCATCTTGATTCAACATATCACCATTACACCAAATCTCAAATACATTAGGTTTTATGCCACGAATGATTTTATATTCTTTTTTGCCTATCTGAAACTCAACTTCAACTACACACTCCTTTTCATTGATTGTGTTTATAAGTTGGTCTTTTTTGACAGCACGAAATGGTTTGCCGAATAGACCAAAACACAAGGCATCTAACATTGTAGATTTACCGGCACCATTATTACCAACAACAAGTATTGTGGGGGCTTCGTTTAAATTAATCTCTATAAATTGTTGCCCTGTTGATAAAAAGTTTTTATATCTTACTTTTTTAAATATTATCATGTTAAAATTAATTCCGTTAAGTCTTTGTTAATGCCTATTTTTCCTCGCACAAAAGTGTTAAATGCAATAGAAATTCTATCCGTAGTTGCCCTTTCGTTTGGCTGCACCCTATGATTTAACCACGATGGAAATATAATAAGTTCATTAGTTATAGAAGGAAAAAACCAATTAGAAGAATTCCATAAATTATAATCTTTTATTTCGGGTTTCATCATTTCTTTTAAGAGCCAATTTTGGTCAATAAATGTAATCCTATCATCTTCTTCAGTTGATACATAAAAAACTCCACTTATAAAACTATTGGGATGACAATGTTGGTGATGTTGTTCGCCTGGTTTAGTTACATTTAACCATGATTGTGTGATATATAAATCTAATTCTTCTTTGGGAGCGAAAACTTCTTTAGCATATGTTTTAATATGGTGCTCACAAAATTGTTTTAACTCTTTAAGATTTTCATCAAAAATATAATTATTCTTTGTAGATAAATTATAGTCATTATCAACCATCCCTTCTTTAATAATTTTTTGAATTTCTTCTTTAGAAGTTAAGTCTGAATCGCTTCTTGCGATATATACAGGAGTTGGGAATAAACCCTTTATTTCACCTTTCATCATTGTAATTTATCATAAATTTCATTAAAATTATACCACCCAGTAACTATCATTTTTTCATGGTCATTTGATATTTGGCCTTTGTGAGTGTGTGTCCAAGCACTAGGCCAAATTAATGTTAATCCTTTTTTACAAGGCACAGTAATGTTTTGGTATTTAAAATGTGTTCCTGCATTTGGCACATCATCACAATAAGTCATAAAAACCAAATGTCTATGAATATTCCATTGGTTTCCTAAAGATTCTGCGTGCCATTTTTTATATCCACCGCCTTTCGGATACCATTGTAGATTATAAGCCTCTCTTATATTAAAGGATTTGACATTATTAGATTCTGCAAATAGTTTTAAATAATTATTTAAACAACCTTGTAAATAGGTTCTATATTCAAACCACGGATTGCTGTCATCATCAGGCCGAATGTAAATATCAATAGACTCTTTTGTAGATGAATTGACTCCTTGCGAATCTGAATCGCCTTCACCACTACTCCCACTCTCACCAGAAATTTTATATTGTTGAGCATCTGGTGAGTTCCAATATTCATTTATATTATCTATAACCGACTCTGGCATAAACCAGCCACCCATGTGTGTGCTTTTATCTAACTCAAATTTATTTAATTGCATCTGTGTCCTGAGCTTCAATATACATTTCTTTAATCATCACTTTCAGTCTGTCTTTATCTAGGTCAACTTTCAACTGGTCAACATAGTTACTCACTAAATTCATTGTATCTTCTGCACCTTCGACAACATCATCACTTACATTTACATGCGATAGGTCAGAATAATCTTCAAGTATTTTTAATTCGTGTACAGATATATCATTATACAGTCTTTCTAGCAATCTGTCAAACATTTCGTTATCTGATTTTTGAACAACGACCAACTTCACATACTTTTGATGATATTCTGTAATGTCAATTTTGTCATAATTTATACAAGCACCATCATCTTCTGTGCCTGTAGCATCATCATAATAAAGTTTAATAAACATAGTAAATGGATTAGGCACAAACTCGACCTCTCGTGTTTCAGTATCGAACACATGAAAACCTTTCTGATTCTGATAATCTGACCATGTGATTTCATACTGATTGCCCAAATAGAACACTTGACCATCATCATTCTTGTGATGAAAATGGCCACTATAAGTTTTCTCAAAACGACTTACAATACCTTTATCGTGTCCGTGTGTTTGTTTCATGGCATCATTCATTGCAAAGCCGTTTAAATCAAAATGCCCCATACAAACATCTGCTTCGGCAGTTCTAAGTAGTTCGATTGAATCTGCCTCATTCTCTGGATTAATCCAAGGCATCATCAATATTTTTGTACCATCAAAATCTACTACTTTACCTTCTTCGTATATCCAAGGCTCATTCTTACCATCAGCACTTGTGCATAATTCTTGCAAAGCATTTACTTTGTTTGTGTTTCGATAATAGATGTCGTGGTTGCCAATGATGAAATGTGTGTCTATCTTTTCTTCCCATAATCGCTTCATAAACTTATTTCTAAAGTTATATGCGATTCTAAAATTGATAAACTTTCGTCTGTCTACAACATCACCAAGATGTATTAGCGTTTTGATGTTGTGTTCTTTTAGATAGGGAAAAAATATCTCATCATAAAACTTGTGAAAGAAATCATCAAAGATAAGACTATCGTTTCTGGCGCCGAAATGGGTGTCATTTAGTAATGCAATTTTCATAATATATTATTTTTTAGTTATCTAATTTAAGCCAATATCTTGTTCCAGAAGTTACTGGTTTTACTCTGTGCCTCACAAAAGAAGGGAATACCACAATGGAACCTTTCGGTGTTATCTCTGTACACACTTCAGATTCAATCTCTAAATCTCCACCTTCGTATTCTGTATCATCTGATAGGTTTATCATAACTGATAACTTTTTTGAAGAATCACAATTCCAGTCTGAAAAGTCACCTTCTGTATATTTTTTGAATTGACATAATTCTGAAAAAGCCCAATCAAAGTTCCAATTAGACTCTACATTTGCTTCGTTGATATATGGATGTATTTCTTTATAGAGCCAGTCAGCGTCCATCCAAACAACATCAGAACCAATCTCATTTGGTATTGTTAATTTTCCTGACTGGAGTAATGCATTAACCCTAATGTCATCACAAAATGATGGGCGAATTGCTGACTGAACATAATAAAAATTCATAATGTAATTATTATTTAGATTCTTCTGGTTCTTCTCTACTGTTTCTTCTGAGAAAATCTAACATAGCGCTTTGATACTGTGTATCATCGCCTTCAAGTGAGTCCATCATTTGTTCGACACCAAAGTTAGCAATCATCTTTTGTTTGACTTCTTGCTGTTTCTTTTCTTTTTGAATTCTACGAATAAACGCATAGTAAATTATCTGTGTAAAATATGCGAATGGGTTGTTACTCTTTTCGGGGTCGAAGTTGTCCATATACTGTAGACAATTCTCTATGCCATCAGAAATCATATCATCTCTGTATGTATAGTTGATAAAATTAGGTCGATAAGATAAATGATTGGCAATCTTTAGATAACATTCACCTATATAATTACTTACAGTAGGTCGTGGTTTGCCTTCTTCTTCAGCCTTAATTCTTAATGCACGATACTCTGTCATTGCTGCCAAAAACTTCTTATTATCTACATAATGAGGTTTTTGTTTTGGTTTTAACTTTTCTTCTTCTGCCATATTATAGTCCTTTTCGGTCATTACGCTTCATAAGATTCTTCAAACTTTTCACTAAATTATTTTTCTTTTTTGATTTGCGATTCTTCAATAAATGAAGTTTCTCTTTGATATGTTTTAATTGAGCGTCTTTTTTGATGTTTCTACTAGTTGTTTTATTCATGTGATTTATTATACTATACCTAGTCTGGGTTGTCAAGCATCTTATTAGAATAAATTATTTGGAATAATCGCTTGACAAGAGCAAAAAATGAGTGTATAATCGCACATGTAGGTGCGGTGAGAGACCTTAATGGCTAAGAGCTAATTAGTGAACAGTTACACCTTTCTCTAGTAATTCAAACTCCTCATCTTCTTTATTTGCAAACTCAGAATCAAGTTCTTCTGCAATATCCAATATTCTATCTATATCTTCACTTGTAAGTGGTGGGCGTAATGCAAGTTTCTCATCAGTTGCTTGAATCTTTTGTAGCACAACTTCATAATAATGTGCCAACTCAACAGTCGCAAGTGATATGACTACAATCTTATCTTTTGTAATAACGAATTCTTTATCTTGTGAAAAAGGTATCCATCTTGATAGCATTGTATCTTCCTTTAACCCAAACTCCGTCATACGAGGTGTTGTAACCAGTTCTAATGGGTTTACAATTCTCATATAATCATTATCAACAGATATAGTTCCCATCAATAGACTTCCGTCCATCAACTTTACTAGCCTGTAATCAGTCGGGTGATTTGGTTCATTTATTGTTTGCATACTTATATTTATCAGTCCTTCAAGTCTATATTGTGCATTTCGTAATCAAATTCTTCTTCTGTGTAGATGTTTATTCTCTCCTGAAAGTGTTTAAGAGTAAAGTTTTCTTTTGACTTCCAAGTCATATCGTCTGCAATATCATACAATGTGGCATCAACTTTGTTCTCACCAAGTCTTAGACCACGACCAATCGATTGTAGATTTCTCACTCTACTCTTAGAAGGACTTGCAAATATGATATTGTGTAAATTCTTAATATTGACACCAGTAGAGAATGTGCCATAACTTGCAACAATGATTGCGTTACTTTCTTTTTCAACAATGCCTCGAATTGTTTCTCTTTCATCAGCCTCTACACCACCAAAAATATAAAAGACTTTTCTATCATCAGCTGCCTTGTCTTTGATTATTTGATGTAGATGTTTACCATGTTTCTCTACAAGTTGAAATAATACTAGTGTGTTGCCTTCTAATTTAATTGCAAGATTACGAATGAAGTTTTGCCTTGACCGACTACTTACAAGATAGTCAATCTCATCCTGATACTTGCCTTTTGCAATCATTTGACAATTCTCTGGTGTATGTTTTAGAATCAAACAACGAACAGTCAACTGTGATAATTGTTTTTTGTCCATCAGTTTCTTCGTTGATGTAACTTTGTTGACAGCACCAAACAAACCCTCTAATACAAGTTTATGTGTCTGAGCACCATCAAGTGTTCCTGTCAACCCGATTCTGTATTTACAGTCTGTCAGTTTAGACATAATCTCTGTCAATGATTTTGATTTAAACAGATGTGCCTCATCACCAAACACAACACCGAACTGGTCAAAATAATTTTTCGGCAGTCGATACAAACTTTGCCATGTCGAAATCAAAACTCTTTTGTCAGTAACATTTGAATATCCACTATACAATCTATGACAATACTTTTTTACATTCCAACCATACTCTTTGAAGTCAGAATACATTTGCTCTACGAGAGAAGTTGTAGGCACGATTAAAAGTATTCGATTGTTTGTATCGTCTTTGATTAGATGTGTATAGTATCGAATAAGTGAATAGATGATAAATGATTTACCACTTGCAGTCGGACTTAACAGTAACGCTCGATTAAATTTCAGACTGTGATAAATGGCATCAACTTGATAATCTCTTGCCTCAAACTTCTGGCCGAGGCTGTTAGAAAACTTTTCAACAAGTTCTCTCGTTACTTTATTTTCTACTACAACATCTTTACCAGCGACAACATTATATCCTCTTTCTTCTGCAAACGCCTTGATATAAGGATACAATCCAAAATAAATTTCTTTTGTCTTTTGTGAGAATAGTCTTATCTTGCCGTCCCACATACGATTGCGAAACGCAGGCATGAATTTATATCCAGGCACATAGAATGTGAAGAACTCTGAGAGCTCTCGTTGAATACTTGGGTCAGCATCAACAGTCAAATATACCTCGTCTTTCTTCTCTAAGATGAGAGTTTCCATTTACATAATCCAAGTCATAACACTAAATCGTTTTCCTTTTGTTACTTCTTTGACTTCATGTGGATACATAAAGTTAGATGGAAAAATGATAGCAGAGCCTTGTTTCTTCTCTATCTGTTTGTCGCCACAAAGAACAAACTCACCACCTTCATAATCATCATTTAAAAAGATTAAAGATGTGATGTGTGGATAACCATATTTTTGTCCATGACTGTGATGTATATTATCAATGTGTTGTTTCATAAATCCACCCTCTTTATAGAAATTTAATCTAAAGTTGGTGCATATCAATTGATAATCTAGCGTTTTGTGAGTGCTTTTGTAGTCGTCTAAACAATGGCCAAAAGATTTTTTAAGTTGTTCAAAGTATGGCATTTGTTTATCAATCCAAAGTTCATTCATTGAAACTTTTGAAGTTCCTGTATCGTTTTCACCATCATAAAATGTCGATTCTTTCCACTTTGCTGTTTTTTCATAACTATTTACTATTGATTCACAAGTTTTTGTATCCATAGCATCTGGATAAAAATATATGTAATCAGAAATTTGCTGACTGGTATTCATTATGTTCTCCTACTTGTCCTTTCAATTGCACATTCCATGCAATACTAATGCGTTTGTTTTTTGATATATTTTGAGGCACCCAATGTTGCAACCATGATGGGAAAATAATACATCTGTTAGTTTTAGAATTGAATGATAGTAAATTTGAGTTGTTGTGTGTTTTCTTAGTCTTTCTAGGCACGAACACATCTGATTGTGGTCTTGGGTCAAAGAATTGAATGCCTGCAGCTTTATCTGAATGTAGATAATAAACACCACTTAGAAAATTATTTGAGTGAGTGTGTGGCGGATGTGCCTCTTTGCTTCGTAATACATTTCCCCACATGTCAGTAATTGCAATATCTTCAACATCATAATCTAAAAGTTTTATTTGTTCTTTGCTTTTTTGAATGACCTTTTCTGCGAACTTTTCAAATGCAGGTTTAGTGTGTAAGTCTGGTTCTGTTTGCCAGTTGTTGTCGTATTCTCTTATTGTCCAGAGTTGCTCAATGTATTGTTTCATATCATTACTGATTGACTTGTCGATAAAGTCATCTTCTACAAAAATGTTTGTGGCAAATACTGAATGTTGAATCATTAGATTGCTCCACTCGTAAATTTCTTCCACTCGATTGCATTTTTAATTATGAAGTTTCGAGTGTTAATACTTCTCAAAACTTGTTCGAGATAGTTCACTACTTGTTTGAGATATGCTTCTTTCTGGTCAGCCTTCTGTAGTTCATCATCTGATTCCATATAGATGTGAACATCAGCCTTCAGTATTTTTAAGTCGAATGGTTTTTCTTTGTAGACAGACGGGTCTGCTTTACCTGTATAGTATTCCCACTTCTGTCGTTTCAGAACTTTATGTTCATACTCTGCTTTCTTTAGAAGTAAAGAAAACTTGTTGAAGTGTTGTAGGTATTTGTTGTGTAGTAGAGGTATTTTGATTGACTCTGTGTCAAGTTCTGTATCATCTAGTGCAAAATCACGGTCAACCGATTGTTGTAGTTCTTCTAGTGTCATAATTTATTCGCCTTTATAGTAAGTATTGAACGAAAACGAAACTCTATCTTCGATTTTATTCATATTTGATTCTACATGGTGTTTTAGCCAAGAGGGAAATAGATAAAGTTTGCTTTCGTAAACAGGCATGTTCCATGCCAATGAATCATATGAATTTCTTTCTGATTTAGGTTTTCTTTGAGAATCCCAGTATTCTAATACATCTGATAATGGGTGTTCAAAAACTATTTGACCACAATAATCTGGAGTTTTTATATAATACACACCTGATATTTCACTATTAGGGTGTTGATGTGTTATGTTAGAATCTTTGTAACCGTTTATATTAAACCATATATTAGATATTCTTTGCTCACAACTATTCATAATTTTGTCAGCAAAATTGTTTGAGTTTAATTCTATTTGTTCGATTAGTGGTTGTAGAATAGACTCGTTTAAATCTAAGTCCTCTGATTGATAGCCACCTATATTGCTTATACTTCGGCCTTGTTCAGTTTTTCTATATTCATTGCAGTAATTATATAGTTTTTGATTGTCGATATCTAACTGAAATTCATAAACTGGAACTCTGAATATATCGTGTACCAATGGATTTTTCATTATGTATTCATCATGTATTGTTATATTATATTTATACGCCCACAAAAAGTGGGTATTTCAAGTGTTACAGTTGCACTATATCATAGTACATGTAACTAAAATCTACAGATGCTTGTAGATAGTTCACATCACTTGCCTGAACATCATACGATAATGCACCAAGAGATGTTGGAAAAATATTATCAAATCTTATTTCTGTTACAGCGATATTCTTACTGTTTAAAACTGTTAGTGTGGCGTCTGAATATATTCCGCCTTCAGAAAGAGGTGCCGGTGTGTTTGTTATTGGCACATCTGCACCAGATGTAGAACCAGGATATCTATCAGCGCCAGCGGCTTGCAAATCTGCAAACTGTGTGTGATTTTGTGGAAAACCTAATCCAA